TTTCAGTTTTATCCAACACCAAATGCAACAATAGATTTTGAATTACTTTACTATCAAAAAGTACCAGCTTTAAGTAGTAGCAATTCAGATAACTGGCTTTTACTAGAAGCACCTGATGTATATCTCTACGGAGCATTAATACATTCAGCGGCTTACCTAGCAGAAGACAACAGGGTAGCTGTATGGGCGCAGATGTATGGTGCAGCAATACAGCGATTAAACGAAGTCTCCGACAATGCACGTTATAGTGGGTCAGGCTTAACAATGAAAGTGAGAGGATTAGTATGAGCTTTACAAACTTTTTAGAAACAGAAATACTAGACCACGTATTTGCTGGTGCAGCTTACACAGCGCCATCAACTTTATACTTAGGTTTATTTACAGGCGCTCCGGGCGAAGCTGGTGGTGGTACAGAGTTGTCAGGTAGTGGTTACGTAAGAAAAGCAATTGCATTTACAACTTCAGGTGACACAACTAGCAATAATGCAGCAGTAGAATTTCCAACTGCAACAGGTTCTTGGGGTACAGTCACACACGTTGGAGTATTTGATGCATCGACATCAGGTAATCTTATGGTGTATGCAACCTTATCGGCAAGTAAAGCAGTAGCATCAGGAGATGTGTTCCGTGTACCATCAGGTGATTTAGATATTACATTGAACTAGGCTAACTTCAAATGAAGTATGGTCAATATAAATTTAATAGAGGTAAATACTCTACTGCTGATTTAGAAGAAGGCGCATCCACAGTATCAGTTACATCAGGTGTAGCTAATGTAAATGCAATTAGAGTAAGAACGTCAGGTGCGTTATCAGCAGGTGTAACTGTTGTTACTACAGTTGCTAATTTAACATCGGTTGGTGCTAGTACAATAACCGCAACAAGTTCTTCTAGTTGTGCATCAGAAAAAATATCGCTTGGTTCTGCAACAGCAACAGTAGCTAGTTCTACAACTGCTGTAGGTGAAAGAATACACTTAGCTAATGCTACAGACTCTTACGGTATTTACGGTATCTCTGATATTGATGCCGACTCAGAGTTAATTATGTTGGCTAGTGCTTCTATGGCAAGTGCATCTTCTGTAACAGACCCAAGAGGAGGCTTTGCACATACAGCAGATATTAATGATGTTAATACAAGTTCAGCTATAGTAGCATCAGGTCGTAAAAAATGGGAACTTATAGGAGAGGGGTCAGAAACATGGACACCAATAGCTGCATAAAATGCCACTAATACCACTACAATTACCACCGGGTGTTTACAAAAACGGTACAGATTTTGAATCATCAAACAGATGGAGAGATTCTAACCTTGTAAGATGGCACAAAAACTCTTTACGACCTGTTGGTGGATGGGATACACGTAAGGCAAATGCTGCTGCATCTGTGCCAAGAGGTTTACATGCATGGGTAGATAACACAAATGGTTCGGCATTAGCATTAGGAACACACAATAAGCTTTATTACATTAATGCTTCTAGTACAGTTTCAGACATTACACCAAGTGGTTTAACTGCTGGTGATGTTAATGCTAGTGTTAATGTAGCTTATGGTGGAGGTTTTTGGAATAATGGTATATACGGTATTACACGACCAAACACAGGTATTTATCAAGAAGCTACGACATGGGCATTAGATAACTTTGGTCAAAACTTGTTAGCTTGTTCATCTAAAGATGGAAAAATATACGAGTGGGCATTAAATACATCAGTATTGCCTACAGCTTTAACAAATGCACCAGTTAGCAATAACTCAATTGTAGTAACAGAAGAACGCTTTGTGTTTGCTTTAGGTGCTGGTGGTAATCCACGTAAAGTGCAATGGTGTGACAGAGAAGCAAATACGGTGTGGAGTCCTGCGGCAACAAACGAGGCTGGTGATTTTGAGCTAGTCACAACTGGTCAAATTATGTGTGGTGTTAGAATGCGTGGTACTACGTTAATCTTGACAGATACAGATGCACACTTAGCCACGTATTCAGGTGCGCCATTTGTATATGGTTTTGAAAGAGTAGGAACAGCCTGTGGTGTTGCATCGAGAAAGGCGGCAGTAGCTATCGACCAAGGTGCGTTTTGGCTAGGTGCTAATGGTTTCTTTATATTTGATGGAAGTGTAGCAAAAGAATTACCTTGCGATGTACATGATTTAGTGTTTGGTAATATTTCAAACAGTCAAATAAGCAAAGCTTACGCAGTTCATAACTCAGAGCATAGTGAAATATGGTGGTTTTACACATCAGAAAACTCTACTGAAAATGACAAATATGTTACATATGATTACATGGAAGGTCATTGGGCGGTTGGTACAATAGATAGAACAGCAGCAGTTGATAGAGGTGTGTTTGACAATCCAATATGGGCAGATGCTAATGGTAACTTATATAATCATGAATATGGCTTTTCTCATGGTTCTTATACACCTTATGCTGAGTCAGGGTCAATATCTTTAGGCAATGGTGACCAAATTATGAAAGTAACTAAACTCATACCTGATGAATTGACTCAGGGCGATGTTAAGGTATCATTTAAGACACGATTTCATCCTAATGATACTGAAACTGTACATGGAGCATATAATTTATCTAATCCAACATCAGTAAGATTTTCAGGAAGACAAATTAGGCTACGTGTAGAAGGCAATAAATTAGCAGATTGGCGCTCAGGCATTATGAGAATAGAAGCCGATGCTGGAGGTGAAAGATGAGTTCACAATTACCTCCACCACCATTAGGAGATAAATGGAGTACATGGGGTGAGCGTATTAATAAATTTTTAGTTAATACTCGTAATAAATTAGAATTTAGAGATGCTGATTCTAAAGCAACACAGGATGGCATTTTAATGTGGGATGAAGCTCAAAACGCTGTTGTTGTATCAAAAAACGGTGCTTGGGTAAAACTAAAATATGACCCATGAAAATACATGATGAATTAATTAAAGCAAGAGATTGGATTGAATCAGCTTTAATCAAAGGTGGCAATACGCATAATTTTAAAGACATAGTTGATGGTGTTATAAGTGGGCATATGCAACTATGGATGGGTGCAAATGGATGTGCAGTAACTGAAATAGTAGTGTATCCTAACAAGAAAGTCTTGCATGTTTTTTTGGCTGGTGGTGATAAAGGACATGGAATAAAACAAATAACAGATATGCATGATGATGCTGTGACATGGGGAAAAGCACAAGGTTGTACTGGAATGAGTGTAGCTGGAAGAAAAGGTTGGAAAAAAGTGCTTGAAGATAAAGGATGGAAACAGCAATTTACTACGTTAGCAAAGGAGTTTTAAAATGAGTGGTGGAAAAGGTGGTAGCAAAACAAGTGAAACAACAATACCTGATTGGATAAAAGACCCAGCTATAAGAAATTTACAACGAGCTGAAGATGTACAAAGAATAGAGTACATGCCTTATTACGGTGCTGATGTGGCAGCGTTTACCCCAACACAAAATGCAGCATTTAATACAAATATTGGAGCAGCAGAAGCATTTGGATTACTTGCTCCTAATACTCTTACAGCAACAAGTGGAATGCCTACACCAACAGATTTCAATGGCTTTAGTGGATACAGTTCACAACCATTGTACGAATCAGCTTTAGCAGAACTAAAAGCCAATCAGCCGGATGCAGTTGCACAATATGATGCTTTATTTGGGTCTAGTGTGCCAACAACACAATCAACTGGACAAGGTGGTTTTAGAGGTAGTGCCAATGTAGGTGTAACAAATAACCCTACTACACCGACTACAGCACCTAGTAGTTTCACACCAAACTACGATTCTCCCCACTTTCAATCTCAAGCTCATATAGACCAAATTAGTCCAAACAGCACAGTTAATATATTAGATGCTTCATATGGTGGTGTTACACCAACTGGAACAGATTATAAGTCAATTGTAGCAAGTATGAATGCACAAAACGATTATGAAAAAGCGGCAGGTATAGGTAGATTTACTCCTACACCTTTTAGTGGGAATCCACATATGGGAAAGTAAGTGGGGGGTTGATTAACAACTCAACTCCCATACCTGACACAAAACATAGAGGCTCTGTAAGACCTGCAACTAATACAGGAAGCGTAACAGCAATGTTAGGTAGAGATGGTACAACTGAACAAAAAAGTGTTTTTGATGAAATGAGAGCAGAATTAGGATTAAGTGCAGAAAATTCATTAATGACAAATGGTTCACCTAATGGCAGAGGAATACCTATACCTCAATCAGATTCGATAATGAGAGATGTAGGTGAAGGCATGGGTAAAAATATAAATGATGTGTTAATGCAAACGCAAAGCATACAAAATAAATATGGTAATCCTAATGATAAATCTGTAAAAGAAATTATGGATGAATTTAACGCAGAACAAACTAAAACACCAGTTTATGTAGCACCAAAACAAACTGTTGCAGACCGTAAAGGATACACACCAACACCAGCACCAAAACCAAAAGTAAAAGTAAACTATAATAAAAATAAACCTGTTGCTGTAAAAAGTAAGCCATCAAGAACACCAGCACCAAAACCAACAAGAACAACTGGCAGTAGAGGTGGTCGAGGTAATGTAAGTGCTAGACGTAGATTAACAGGTGGTAGATAATTAAATGGAGATGAAGTAATGGCAGGACAAGCAAACGGTGGGCAAGTAGCTAAACCCAACCCACTCAACCAAGGCAAATATGTTGGTAACCCTAATCATGGCATAAATGCTACACCTATGCCAACCATTAGTACACAACCACTTAAACCAAACATAAACACAATGGCTGCGCAAGGTATTCAAGGCGCAGGATTAAGCACAGCGCAAGGTTTAAATTATCAACCTTTATCAGTTAATGCAAATCAGTTGAGTAACACTAATTTATCACCGTACATGAATCAATATACTGATGAAGTCGTGAAAGCTAATGAAGCTGATATTTTGAGAGGCGCACAAATAGGCTTAGACCATTTAGGTTCTCAAGCATCAATGGCAAATGCTTATGGAGGCTCAAGACATGGTGTTGCAATGGGAGAAATGGGTCGAGGTGTTGCACAACAACTTGCACAATCTTCAGCAGGTTTAAGACAAGCTGGCTATACAAATGCACAACAAGCTGCTTTACAAGATATACAAAACAACATGCAAGGGCAATTAGCAAATCAACAAGCGGATTTATCAGGACAAAGTCAACGATTAGGTGCAGCAGGTCAATTAGCAGACATATCTAATTTAGGGTTTGGTATGGGTCAAACTGTTAATCAAAATTTAATGGCTCAAGGAGCAATGCAACAAGCATTACAACAACAAATATTTGATGCAGCAGCAAACAAATATCAAGGATATGTTGGACATCCTGCACAAGGTCTTGCTTATCTTAATGCGGCATTAGGAGTTACACCAACAACACCACAGACTACGACTACAAGTAAACAACCGGGTCTGTTTGATTATCTAACACTAGGAGCTAGTGGTTATACTGGGAGTTAAAAAATGGCAATAGGTTTAGGACAAATGGTCGGATTAGGTTTACTAAGCCAGTTTATGGGTGGTGGTAAAGGACTTCTAGGTGGTAAAGACGATGAAAAAATACAATCAATGGGTGAATATAACCAACCACCTACACAAGCAACTAACACTACAGGATTTGGTGGTGGAATTAGTGGCATAAGCAATCAACTATTCAAAGGAATGAGCCAAGAGCAAGTTGCACGTCTTGGCATGGGTTTCAATTCTATGAGACTTGACCCTGACCCAAACATGGCGGCTTCGTTTCAATCAACTATAGATACTGCATCAGCAAATACAGGTAAAGCCAACGCAGTAGGTGCATTACGGAAAATGGGTAAAACTCACTTAGCAGATTTAGTTGAGTCAGGTGGTTTAGGTGTGACAGAAGCAATGAAACGTGCATTAGATGACCCCGGCAAGACTGATATAAATGCTTCATTAGCATTATTACGCAAAGACCCTAATAATGCACAGCTATTAGATTTAGCAGAGATATTAGAAGCAGATGGCACTATGCATGACGATGTTATGAAAGCGTACATGGATATAAAAGGTCTAGGTTCTAATGATAAAGAATATGCACTTGGACTAAGTGAAATGATGACTTACCAAGGTAAAGATTTAGTAGATGAAAATGGTAAATCTAGGGAAGGACAGCATTATCAAATACAAACAGATAAAGCGACTGGAGATATTAAACAAGTATGGCTACCATCATATGGTGAAACGATAGAGCAAAAACAAACTCGTGAAAATGAACAAGCGTTTTTAATTAAAGACAGAGAAACAGCTACTAAGATGGGTCAAAATGCTTATCAAGAGTCTAGAGATTTACGTGACCAAATAAGACAATTTGAGTTAGTCATGGAAAATATTGATGATGGAGCTTTGTCAGGTTGGTTAGTTGATAAATTACCTGCAATGGATGACAGAACAGCACTACTAAGAGGTTTACAAAACAAACTAGGTATTAGTGTTATTAATAGTGCTACATTTGGTGCATTGTCAGAGCGTGAAATGGCAATGGCGATGGCAACAAATCTTAATTTGAACTTGCCACCTGATGAATTACGCAAGATGGTATTAGAGCAAATACGTGTTAGACGTAAACTTGCTATGGAGTTTGAAAGTCAAGCAGAAAAACTATTAAACAAAGGTGCATCATGGAGTGAGTTTGTTGCTGAAATGCTTAAAGAAACTAAAAAGCACGATGCAGTTGTTTGGGAACAATTGAGACCTGACGAAGTTGCTTCGTTACTAAAAGTAGGTATTGATAGAGAAGCTTACAAAGATTTAACTTACGAGGAAAGAAAAGGTATATTTGATAGAAGGACAAACTAATGAGTGATTTAGATAACTATTTACAAGATGTTGTTCGCAAAAGAGAAGAAACAGTAAATCAAAAAATTACGTCTGATGCTGAGTCATATATTAGTTCTTTAGCTCCTGCTACTGTTAGTGAACCCGGAAACGGTGCTGTACCAGTTGAAGGACAAGCAGGACGTTTCTTTGCTCAAGGATTAACATTTGGTTTTGCTGACGAAATTGAGGCATTCGGCAAGTCTTTAATTAATAACAAGGTTGATTACAAGACAGCACGTAACGAAATACGTGCAAAAATGAATGCGTATAAAGAACAAAACGGTGCTGATGCTTTAGCCGCAGAAATGGCAGGAGCAGTATTACCAAGTTTGACAGCAATTTTTGGCAACCCATTTGGTTGGAAAGCCGCAATGAGTAATGTATTAAAATTTAGCAAAAGTGTTTTTAATGCAGGTAAATCACCGACAAGTTTGATACAGGCTTCAAAAAGGTCAGCAGTTGGTGGTGGTATTTATGGTTATGGTGCATCAGAAAAAGAAGACATTGAAGGACAAATGACAGATGCATTAACAACAGCAGGTGCTTCTGCTGTGTTGACACCTATTATTGCAGGTGCAGGTAAAATTACAGCGAATTTAGTCATTAAAAAATCAGGTAAAGACAAAATGGACAAGGCTGTTCGTCAAGAATTACAACGAATGGTTGATAAAACAGGTTTAACACCTGATGAAATTGTCGCTAAAGTTGCTAGTGGTGAATTAATTGCTGAAAATCAGTCTCTATTGTATTACATTAAGGCAGTTGTAAAAGATAGTGGTCAAGCAAGTAAATCATTGAAAGATGAAATGGAGTTAAGACCATTAGAAACAAGAAAAGACTTATTAAATGAAATGCAACAGTCAATTCAACGTGGTGATGTCGAAGAAAACCTATTAAAAGCGTACAAACAGACTGATGATGAATTTAGAACTGCTGAACACAAGGCATATAATGCTATATTTAAAGAAACAAACCCTGAATTAGATACAGCTACTGCCGAAGTTTTAATGAAATCGATTAGAGAGTTTCAAGGTGGTGGTGATACTATTAACAAGATGTATGCAGGAGCTAAACCATTTTATGAAATTGAAGATGGTCTTGTTAAATTAAACAGACAGCCTACAGTTAAAGATGCAGAAATAATTTATAGAGCAATACGTAATGATAAAGATGCATTATTTAGGTCAGGTCAAACAGATTTGATGCAAGTTAGAAAAGATACAATGCAAACGCTCAAAGATGCTTTAGATATATTTTCACCTGATTTGGCAGTAGCAAGAAAAACAGCATCAGATTTGAGAACATCACGTAACGCATATAAATATGGACGAAGTGTATTAAACAAACCTTATGAGGAAGTAGCCTTGTTTATAGAAGACATAGCTGATGTACCTAATGCAATGCAAAGCCTTAGAGATGGAGCATTAATACAATTAAAGAGTAAAGATGCTCCATCAGTAGCAAGAAACATTGCTAATCAAAACAAAAACCTTTATCAAATAATAACAAGAATATTTCCTGAAGATAAAGTAAATGGCATATTAGAAAAAGCAGGTATTGCATCACAAGCGGCTACAGCACAAAGTAAATTACAACTTGGTGCTAATTCACAATCTATACCTTTATTAGATGCAGGACAAATGGTAGGTGCTTCAAGACTAGCAACAGGTGGTGGAGGAGAAAGGTCATCAGGAGATATTTTCTTAGCTGTATTACAACCATTAGTTCGTTTTGCACAAGCTAGAGGCATACCTGATAAAGAAGCAATGGACATTGTTAAAGTTGTAACAGCTAGAGACCCTGATTTAGTACAAAAGGCTTTAATAGACGATAACGCTATGAGCAAATTACAAATGAAGGTAGACAGAGCAATAACCGGCACAACTGAAGTAGTTGGTGATGCTTATGGAAGAGTTAGAGGACAAGATGTTGCAGAAGCTTATGACCCAATGTATGGTCTATTAGAATATGCAAAACGAGGAGTAATAAACAATTCAGGATTTCAGGAGTAATAGATGGCAGAATTAAAAGCGATGACAGATGATGACGTACAAGGCATAGCTAAAGATGCTTTAGATTCTGCAATATCATTTGTTGAAAGTGAAATAGCTGAAGACAGAATTAAGTCACAGCGTTACTTTGAAGGTGAAGTAGACATTGGTCAGGAAGATGGACGTTCTAAGATAGTTGCTACTAAAGTAAGAGATACAATACGTGCTATTAAACCAAGTCTAATGCGTGTTTTCTTGTCATCAGAGAACCCAGTAGAATTTATACCAACAAGCCAAAAAGATGTTGTAGGAGCTGAACAAGCTACTAAATATGCACATTGGAAGTTTCAACAGCTAGATGGTTATAGGTTGTTAAATGATGCAATACATGATGCTTTAGTTAAAAAAACAGGTGTATTAAAAATATGGTGGGAAAGCAACACAGAAGCTACCATGCACACTTATACAAATGTAACAGATGAAGAAATGATGGCTATTGTTAATGAGCCTGATGTGACTGTTATTGAGCATGGCACAGAACTTGAAATGATGATGGGTGATGATGCTATAGAAGTAGAAACACCTAAACACACGCTAACTGTAAGTCACAAAAAAGAAAATGGTGAATTAAAAATAGAGTCAGTACCACCTGAAGAATTTATTGTAGACAGAAACGCTAAGAGTGTTGATGATGCATACATTGTAGCTCATAGAACAGAGTTAAGAGTAAGTGACTTAGTTTCTATGGGTTATGATTTTGAAGAAGTATCTAATTTATCAGGATTAAGCTCTGATGATACATATTCAGACTCTGAATCATTTGAGCGTAAAGGTTATGAGCAAGATGAAGACGATACGACAGCAGATATATCAATGAAAAAAGTTGCTGTTACAGAAGCCTACATGAAGATAGATAAAGAAGGCACAGGTGTTGCTGTTATGTATAGATTGTTACTTGCAGGTGGTGATGACAAACTACTGGAGTGTGAGCCATATGGCGAAGTGCCTTTTGCAGTATTTGAAGTAGACCCTGAGCCACATACATTCTTTGGTCGTAGTGTTGCCGATTTACTTATGAATGACCAAGACTCTTCTACAGCTATGCTTAGAGGAATGATGGATAACGTAGCATTAACTAATTCACCAAGACAAGGTTATGTGCAAGGACAAGTTAATGTTGACGATTTAATGA